GAAAAGAGGGTAGCAACAGGAATGTTGTATAACCTGTCTCTATCTGGCTGAGAAGCCCTCTTTTCCCGTACGTTTTCTGAGTCCACGCACTGTAACTTGTGACCACGAGTAAAATTCCACCTAAGTAGTGAGCCAGGGGCTCCCTACATCGGTTTATAAACCTCGTGATTCAATATCACAGTATGTAGGGAGTAGCCTCCCCGACCCAAAGTATTATCGTATACTCACCTATCGGTCACTGATAGGATTATCTAATATAGTTCATTAGATTAAAACGTTCCCAATCCTAGCCTAAAAGCTCGGATCCTGGGTCCCAATGCGAAAGCATATAGGGACACCAGTAAAGAAGAAGAGGGAAAAATCTTCTCCAGTTGAGACATAAGTCTCGATTTCGCAGCCGCCTTCAGCGGTAATGGCACTAACTGTTTCAAAGTCGTGCCAGCGACTGCCGGAAGAAGACGACGTATAGTCAATCTTCTTACCGTAAAGGAACCGTTGATTATTATAATATGGCAGTTCCACTTCTGCGACAGGATTTCCAGCTGTCTGCAAGAAGGCGCCGTCCCAAGTATGTAACTTCTGGGATAGGCAGTTTGCACGGCCTGTATTCTGGTTAATAGCATTAAGACCGTAGACGGGAGTGGTAATAGAATATCCAGTCTCCGCCTCTGCATCACGCCGCAATTTCATATAGAATGCTGACGTGGCAGATGTAATGTTTCCCGCTGTGGGGTTTGTGCGCTCACACACACGGACGTACTTCCAGCGGGTGGATCCTCGCCAGCCTGCATAGGCCGGTAAGTACCAGTTCAAAGTAGTCATTTTGCACCTATTGTATGGTGCGAGGGCGAAATTAAAGTCCTCAGCGGAGTCCACAGCTCCGGGTACAAACCCCCTATAATAGGGAATATTGTTATTTTTAACCTTCAGAAATCTCAAACCAGTTGCGGTCTGAAAGATGGAGGTGTGGTAATTGTAACGCTTAAGAATCTGCCTGATGCTGGTAACAGCTTCGCCTAGAAAAATATCAGGTGTTTGATCCGTACACGAGAGGGGTGCGGCAATGGTCATTTGAGTTTCCATTGTAACAGGAGCACTAGGGTGATCCGTATCCTCCGCATCCGCCTGGGTATCCATGCCAGACTGAGGCTCATAATCCTCAAACCCAGACTGAGGTTCCAATGATCTCCACGAGTATGCCTCGAGAGTGGAAGAGTCCGGGTTTCCAACTTCAAAGTCGTCGCACATCTTGGTAAAGACATTAACGGCGACATCGTTATTAACGGTTGAGTTGGGCACTGTCAAGTCGTTGACGACGTAAACAGAGATCATACCGTTTGCACGGTTGGTGAAGGGACCTGTCAATTTAGTAGTACTAAACGGCACGGTCGTTGAACCTGGTCCCTCCATAGTTAGGTATGGCCATTTACTGGCCCATCCAATTTTGACAGTGAAATCTTTGCTCTCAGCAATGTCCACGATATAGGTGTATTGAGTGTTATACTCGGAACCTTGATCAAAATAGGGATCGTATACAATCTTGATACGTCCCTTGTGGTAGTTGGATGCTACCACCTGGAACCTAAACTCTTGTGATCCCCTCCAATAATAAAACGGGAGGGAAACCCACGCAGCTGGCGTGAGATGAATTTCCGGTGGATTAGTAATTGGATTACTATCCCACAGGGCAGGCGAAACCTTGCAATTCCACAAGAGTACCTCTGGTTGTGTTCCCACAGCCCAGGGGAATTGTGTGAGATAAGACTCGCGCATAGCGAGCGGCACAATAGCCATCTCATCCATGGAATTCAGTCCAACGGTAGTCGGATCGATAGTTAGTTCTTGCTTACTGTCCATGGTCAGTCGCATCGAGGTATCCCCGGCATTAGTATTTGCCATATTACCCACATAAAGTGGTTTATAGGGGACAATATCCTGGATAATAGCTGGTCGCGACATCCCAAAGAGGGACGCCACGCCAGCGACTGCCGAAGCAGCCATTTGTGTGGCCTTAGCGTATGAGCCAATCATTGGGGCATTCTGCAATGCACCCGCAGCTTTGGCTATAAGGGAGGCTGGACGAGACACGGGACCTTGCCCATATTCGTCATTAGCCTTACCCATCATACCTGATTGTGCTTCAAATCCAGATTGTGGGGCCAAAGAACCTGGATCTGTGGAGGTAGGAGCGGAAAGAACAACATCTTCCGCCCAAGCGAAAACAGTTACGGTAACTTGATCTGTAGCACCGTTAGCATGCTTAAGAGGCTGCATGCTCTGTAGTATACACTCTCCCATCTGGCGCCATTCCTCATCAGGAACGGACAAGTTATTAAACTGCCAGAAAAACGGGAGCAACATTTCTCCTCCTTGAGATGTTGTAGGATCTAAATAAAAGTGAGGCCGCTGTGAAGCGGCAATTAGATCCTGTGTGAAAAATGCGCGATCGACTGTAAATTGGTCGACATTTGGGCGCGGATTATACGAACAAAGAGCACGTCCGTAGTGAAAGCCGTTACCGTTGATAATAATCTTGAGGTGTAATTTGCACCTCATCAACGAATAGTTACTAAGACGGTTAAGAACCCTGGTATTTTCAAAGAAAAGGGTCCATGGATTAAATCTCTCAAAGAGCACTGTACCAGTGCCCCACGAGTAAGACGCAATTTTAATGGGACGTGAGAAAAAGTTCTCAAGCCCAACGTCATCCATGTCAGCAACTCCATAAGTAGAATCTGGAGCACTGTCCACCGTGTAGCTATAAGCTGGGTTTTGGTCTGAAAATGTCACAATTTGCGACTTCAAATCCTTACCCGGCTCAGCAACGGAAAAATTTTGCATCTCCAAGCCCGATTGTGCTTGAAAATCCGAGAAATCCATCTCTAACTGAAAAATGTCAGCTACATTACAAAGGGAGAACTTTTGCATAGAAGCGTCTCCTGTCTTTTGAAAATTGGTATTGGAAAGTTTAAAAGGTATAGACATCAAGCTAAACTCAAGGCTTGAAATCACCAAATGGGGACACATATATGTACAATGGTGTCAATATATAGTTGGGTGCATTCCTGTTATGTACAAAGCAACGGTAAATCAGCACTACCAACTGTAAAGAGTTTTAACGTCCTCTCCACGACGGTTTTTCGAATGGGAGGGGGTCCCAATCTAATCTGTCAGGTCTCCCCGACATAGAAACACACTGGAACCCGCAAGGGTCCCAATAAACCCCTATGTGCGTATGATTAGGCGACATGATCCCCATTGCTCTTACAATTTTCTTAATCTGATCATGGCCTTTAGCACGGTTATGTTTACTGTTCTTAATTTCTACATATATAAAGTGTTGATGAAATGAATGGGCACGGAAAACCAAGTCCACCTCAGCAATTACATGGAGGAGTATTGGGGCTTCTCGTGCCACTAATGTATGTGGTATATTATTAATTACATGTTCAAAATTGGCATTTGTCTGCCTCTCGAGCTTAGTCATTCGCTGAAGACCGCTCTGAGGTTCCAAATATTTGGTCTTCCACTTGGCTAACTGACTGTCATAATCCAAGTGAATTTCCGTACACGGAAGTTTGTGCTCTTGTGCGATCTGCGCCATTTGTGTACGGCGCATTTCGTAAATATCTCTACCATGGGCAAACCATTCGCGTAGAGCGCCATCAATATTTCCTGTGGCTAATTCCCTAGGGGAAATAGCTGTGGACCTAAGTGTGGCGTGTAGGCTCTTGAAGATAGAATTCTCATCCAAGGCGCCAAAGTGCATCTTAACTTCTGGGTTATAAACGTTCTTCCTCTTCAGGAAGTCCGCATCCTCATCCCGCATATACGGGACAGGGGTTGACTCTTTGTCAGGCATGGTAAACTTCATGTCATACTTCGCTAGAAAATCTGCGAAAGTAATGTGATTGAACTCGTCATAATTTATCTTGACAGAGCCCTTAACATCGTCACCATATGTGCCTATGGCACAAACATCCCGAAAGCCGAGCGTAGTATTGGGGTAAATACTATAAAAGCCAGCCCGAACTAGTAGGGAGTTAACGATCGAATTGATATAGACAGTCAGGTTCTGTCCAGAGGGATTAGATCCAATCAATTGAATGAGCGTACCGTCGTACGCCATAACGGGATAGCACACATCAGTGGCAATACCCCGCATAATAGCCAGATCTCCTGGACTATAATTCCCCGTGGCTTCAGCTATCGTGATCAAGATACTGAAAGCGGAAAGGGTACATTGAACTGGCATGCGCAAGTCATACTTGCTATAATCACCAGCCAAAATACGGTCTTTACCATATTTTGTAATGTGGGCCTGAAATTGTTCCCACTCCGGTCCTTGTGCGTTCAAACCTACTGCACACTCGGACAAGAGAGGATATAGCGACAATAGTCTTGCAATTGGAAGGTAATACCTTCGAATAAAGAGTTGCAAAACGAGGGGTGCGCTTTGAAATACACGCACCTTCTCCTTGTCAAGAGATGTGGGCTCGTCCTTAAGACACGCCTTGAACACGGGATAAGCGCGTTCTCCTGACAAGTACACTTGTTCAACTCGCTCGTACTCGTCCCAAAACTGTTGATCTAATTCAACGGGAAAAGTAACATCAGGGAAATCTGCTGGATCCAGTATGGTAAGATACTGAGATTTTGGTCCACAAAGTGGAAAACCAACAGAAGTTTTTGCGGACATTTTGTCAATAAATCTGACACCGTCCTTACCTGTCAAGACCTCCATACGAGTAAGAGGTCTAATTGTCTCTGCCAACTGTTTGTCGGCGAGCAAGTCTAAAAGTGGTCGCTGGTAATCGATCACTGCTTTCGCAATTAGATTACCGGGAACACCAACCGAAGGATTGGCTGAGTATTCCAAGGTAGCCTGCCAAGGCTTCCAGCGCTCCGTGCGACCTTGTGAGTCACGTGGAGCAAATTGTGGCGGGCCCCATTTCTGGGGAACTCCACACACGGCGGCAACGCTGTCAGAAATGACAGTGGTCACCACATCGGAATGCGCTGTAGCGCGCCCAATGGTCGAGCCAAAAACTCGAATGTTAGAGTTCTCCAGGAAATTGACTGGGCTCTTATAATGTACATCCGAGGCAGTAAGAAAGTTCTTACCATACAGTTCTGACTGCATAGTTCCCTCAGAGAAAGGAAGGAGTACTCCTGGTTTGGCGGCGAGCTTCTGGAGAAATTCAACCGCCTCAGGCAACAATAAAGTGCCAGAGACTCCGGTGGGGGAATTAGTTTTTCCCCCCAAATGGAACCCTACAATAGTAGCACCTCCTCCACCCATAATGAGTGGGGCCATACAAAGGCCACAAAAGGTGTTAATATTTAAGTTGTAGGTAGCACCAGGAAATTGTAGCTGGTTGTGGCCAACATAGCCTGGTGAGATATGCCCATAGGCATCATGTGTAGTTCCATCAGCGCGCCGATAATACATATCGATCACGCCTGGTCTAATTTTTTCTACGGCGAGATAATTGACCAAACTCGCATGGGTGCCAAGGTTCGGGCACCACGTCATAACAAAATCTAAATTGCTGACGCGTACGGAGTGATCCCAGACTAAAATAGCTGGCCTGGGAGAACTCTTATGTTGTTCAGTGACAACGAATTGTACTTGTAACTCAGCTTCTGGTTGTCCAGAAATAACGCCATCACGAAACCACATGTGATAAGGCATGAGCAGTACGCCCGAAGACAAGACAATGGCATTAGAAGTACGCCAATTATTGTCCTGCTTAATCTTCAAGAAGATCAAATTTTTCTTGACCTTATTCCCTAACTCTGATGGTACTAGAGTCATTTGGGATGAATTTTTTGGTAAGGGTTCAACCTCATGATTAACCCAGGGGTTAACCTCAGCATCGCGGGCAGCGATGTCCTCCATTCCACGCGGATTCAAATTACCATTAGGTTTCAGAACAGAATTCCGAAAACCCTGCCAAATCTTTAACAAGGTGTACAAAGCAAATGTGGCACCCAAAAGGGCACCAACGTACTTCATATGTTTGTCGCGGACTTGTTTAAATACAAGGGGCATTGAATCATTACGCTCACAAATAGTGGCGTACATGCGTTCTCGAACAGTCGCTACAATAATAGTATAACGGTATAGCAACCAAAGAACAATGGGGAGAATAAATACGATCATAAGGGGAGCATAACATCCCCAGCAAATTAATGCAAAGATGGCCACAAAAGTATTAATGACCTCAGACCGTATGTTCTGAATAATGTCGTCGCGCATGGCATACTCGACGAAGGCTCGTCCATAGCGATGGACTAACCAGGGGGTAGGAACCCAATTGGTCCACATGAAAAACGGAGAATTCTCAAATGTGGATGTAAAACGCAACAGTTGTTTTGTTGCCATGGTTTCTAAAATACCGGTTTCTTTGATAAAAGAATCGGTCACTTTGTTCTTCAGCTTACGAAATTTCGAATTGGCTAAATGACCAATGGCCGCACCGAGCAAATAACCGCTCTGGATTTTGGCACACTGACAAAGTGGGGAGGGACGTTTACACGTCCCACACATATCTACCTTGGTGTGTAGATTATTGGTGCGCTCAACCAATCGCTCCTGCTGAGCGTAATGGTCTCGCGACAAGTCGATCATAAAGTCGAGGTAGTCAAGGATGGAGCAATTTTCCAGCTTCTTTCCTTTATGTTCATAGACCTCGAACATTGTCTGATCACATGATGTTGGTTGTGGGATGGGCACGACACGCTCAACTGTTAAATCCCAAAGATCGGGGATTACAGGAATGTCAATGACACCATCTTCATCAGTATAAAAAGCTTCCACTTTCGCAGAATCTAGTTGTTGGCCAACAGAACCGGCCATACCCGTTGAGCAGAACTCGGGTTTTACCTTGCACGTAACAGTAATATGTGCGCGGCGTGAGATTGACACTGGTTCAACAGAGTAGGTTCCAGCATTCAACGTCTTAATGTTAGTGGTGAGAACTACAAGGAGCGGTTCAATAGAAACTTTTCCTTTAAGATCGGCCTCTGCCATATTAGCATACTGCCTAACATTATTACAAATCTCAATGATCTTATTTGTGGGAGCCTTCTCCACGAAATCGGGTTTGGTATTACCGATATCATCAATAAAAATTCCATTGATATAAGATCTATAGTTGGACATAAATTTGTCCGATTCATTCAGGGTGCATAAAAGCTCATCTTCGGCACCATATCCGTTGGATTTAAGGCCAACGATCATGGTAATAGTAGCTAGTGTAGATTTACCTACACCAGACTTACCGAAAATATTAACAGTGAAGGGAGCAACCCGAATACCACCTTGTACGCGGATAGCGTCAAAGGTGGTTTTCAGTTTCCTGAGGGCGGCACGTCGGTCGAAGAATAATTTCTTCTCCCACGTGCCCTTAGCTGAGTCATATAAAGCATCGACTTCATCTAAGGTGTTGGACAACAAAAACGCGTAAGCGTTGTCATCCATATTGGCTAACTTCTTAAGGTTACCAGTTCGTACATGCTCAAGATTAGAAACGAGCATAGTATAATTCTCCTCAAACTCACGTGCACGCACGTCAGTATAAAGGAGAGGTCGAAGGGATCCAGAGACAAAGCACTGGTATCCACCTTCAACAAAGTACGAAACTGTCTCAATGGCAGCATCAATAAGGTCAACGGCTCCGAAATGGCGTTCGCACGCGCCAATGGAAAAAACTTTAACGTTACCCATCTTCCACTCAAAGGAAGTGGCATCACACAGACCAAGTGTAATACAAATACTAATCAAAGAAGATAACTTCTTAAAGACGGGGTTGGTAACAACCATACGCCAATTAGTAGTGGCATCGCGGAGGATTTCAATCCACTCTGGTTTAGAAGAGTGGGAAACTATTTCATCCTCCTGAAATAGCGCTTTAAAGGCTTCAGAACCTTTAATAATAAGCGACTCACTGTAGTGAGATTTGAGATAGAGCATAAAAATGGATAGAGCTTGAGTGTATGATCTACACTCAATAAGGGCTGCACACAAAAGTGTGAAGCCTTCGATCTTAGAAAAGATCTCATCCGGCAGATCCATACCCTGAGCTTGTGAAAGCTCACGAAGACTGTCTACAGAAGTAGACAGTCCGCTGTGGGTTTTAAAATGGGAGAAAGAGTGTTTCTTTCTCTGATCTGCTTTATACTTAATGTCGTCAATGCGAATGGTTTTCGCTAAATCGGACATGTTAGAACTTTTAATTTTACTGATTTTGTTTGCAGCTGCGGTGCGATTGTACTTAGCACGACGCATTTCTTTTTCCTTACCACTATGAGTGATAAGGTTGGGCATCCACCTCTGACTGAAGAATGTCAGTTGCATTGCAAATTTGGTTATCGGTTTTAAGGATTGAAAGAAAATTGGAAATCATCTTAGAAAATCATTTTATGGGGCTAGCGATGTGCGGTCGCATATCCAAAGGAATGTATTTTACCTGTAAAATTAAAGCACTTAAAGATTACTAAAAATTCACTTGCAAATGAATCGAAAGATGCAAGTATAGCTGGCGCAAGGGCCAGCGGGGGTGAAAGAATTAAATAAAACTATAATTTGATCAAAATTATATGGAATTAATCTTTCAATGGTGCAGATTGGTTACTGCGATCAATTGGGGGTGTTAGTCTGTATCGTAGACAAAACGTATGTTAAAATGATATTATTGGCCTGGAGGCATAGAATCTAAGGTTGTAAACAACCAGTAGAGCCTATTAATAGAACAATATGTTGTAAACAACAGCACGAGTGAGACGGAGATCTCACACATACATATCGAGGCCATAGGGGGTAACCCT